TTGAAAGATCAGATCAAGAATTTTGATGAGGGTATCACAAAACCTTTTATTCGTTCTTTGTATTTTTGGAATATGGAATTTAATACAAAGCCAGAAATCAAGGGTGACTTTGATGTTGTAGCTAAGGGATCTACTTCATTGATTGCTAGAGAAGTTAAGATGGAATCTCTCAATCAGTTTATGGCCATCACTGCTAATCCAGTGGACAATGCTCTAATTAAACGTGATTCACTTCTGAGAGAAGTAGCAAAAATTATGGATCTTGATGATGCTGATCTTATTAAAGATCCTATTACAGTTACCCAGGAACAACAAGTTATGAACCAACAAATGGCTGAAGATAAGGCTTTTGAGAAAGAGTTAGCAATGATGAAAGCTAAATCTGGTGGTCATATGCCAGAGAGTTCCACTGAAGGAACACCAACAGGAAGACCTTCTATGGAAGGTATTTCCCAAGAGGCCCTTCAAGGTGGGGCAATACCGGAGGTAAGTGGTGGACCCATTGAATCAATTTAATATTAGTGAATACATTGGATCACCAGCTATTGTTGCTATGATCCAAGAAATCGATCAACAAATTGAAAATCTCAGATACAAAAATGATACTGCCACAGAAGAAGAAGTATATAGAAACCAAGGTGGCATTCGATCTCTTAAGTTACTGAAGCATATACTTCAGCCTAAAGAGATTAAGCACAAAGATAAAGTTTGGGACGTTAATCTTTAATAGGGATAACAACGATTGTTGCCCCATAGCCAGGAGGTAGTTATGCCAGATGATAAAAAAGAACAGTTGACTGAGGAAGAGGAATTTGATGCTGCTTTTGATGAAGCCTTTGATAAGATAATTGAAGACACTTCAGAAGAGGGATCGGGTGACGATGATGGAACGGAAACTTCTGATGGAGAAGCCGACAAGCAGGAGGGAAGTCAAGAGGATACTTCGGGAGAGGATCATAAGGAACCTCAAAAAGAACCGAAGACAGAACCAGAAGGCACTCCTGCAAGTTCAGATCAAAATTACCAAGAACTTTATGAATCGGCAAAAGTTGAGATTGAAACTCTTAAGGGTGAAATTTCTTCTCTCAATCAAAAGATGAAATCATGGGAAGGTAGAATTACTAAAGCTAATGAACGTGCTGAAGAAGCCGAAAAAAAGCTGAAGGATAAACCATCCGGTGATAAAGAATTGGATGATGTGCAGGAAGATGATGAATCCGTTAAGAATTTTATGGAAGAGTTTCCTGATTTCAAAAAACCGATCGTGGCAATAGCCAAAAAAGTAGCAAAGCAAATGATTGAATCTGAATTAAAGGATATCAAACCCTCCATTGAACAGGTCAAAGAAACTGTTAAAAGATCTGACACAGAGATTCACTTTGGCAAAATCAGAACAGCACATCCTGATTATGCTGATATATACAAGTCAGGCAAACTAACCAAATGGATTGAGGAACAACCATCGTTTATACAAAGCAAATTGAATGAGGTGGTTGACAATGGTAAAGCAGAGGATATCATCGAGATGTTCAATTTGTATAAGGATTCAGTATCACCAAAAGATAAGGTTACTAATCCTGGGACCAAAGATAAAGCAAAGAATATCATGACGGTTAAGAGTTCTTCCAGTGGCCCTCCGGCTACTACGAAAAAGGATGATCCTGATGATTACGATGCTGGTTGGTCCGAATCAAAGGCAAAGGACAGTAGATAGTCTCACCTGAATTAGAGGCAGGATACCGAAAGGCCCATTAACCTCAAACAGTCATGGGACAGTACGGCAAGCAAACCCTTTTAAAACAAAAATCCTTATGGAGGAAAAATTATGGCTACTACAACTTATGGTGATATATCTCCTAGAACTGCTGCTTTTGCAAGCAGGGAGATGCTGAAAAGGGGTATGCCTTATCTGATCATAGAGAAATTTGGTCAGACTAAGCCGTTGCCCCAAAAGAACACGAAGACGATCAAATTCAGAAGGTACTTCTTGGATACCACACTGACTGAACTTGGTGCTGGTATATACAATCCCAAGGATTATTTTTCTGACGATCCTACTCAGATGTTTGATCCCACTCAGTTTGTGCTGAGTGAAGGTGTCACTCCTGATGCTGTTCTGCTTGAATCGGCTGACATCGAAACCACTCTGGTTCAGTATGGAAACCGAATCACACTGACCGATGTTATTTTGGATACTCATGAAGATCCAGTTCTTCAAGAGGCCATTGACATCCTTGGTGAGCAAGCTGCAATCATCATGGAGAAAACCCGTTTTAACGTAGTCAAAGCTGGAGCTAACGTGGTTTATGCCAATGGTTCTGCTCGATCTGACGTTAACACGGTCTTCACGACTGCTCTTCAGAGGAAGGTTGTTCGTACTATGAAGAGACAGTTGGCCAAACCGTTGACCTCTATCGTGAAGTCAACCCCCGACTACGGAACGGAAGCCATTGCTCCGGCCTTCGTAGGCATTTGCCATCCTGACCTTGAGTACGACATTCGTAAGTCTGTCGGTTTCGTTCCTTGTGAAAAATACGGAACGATGTCTCCTTGGGAAGGGGAAATCGGGAAAATCGGTGATGTGAGATACATCGTGTCCACAATCATCGAGCCTTGGACGGGTGTAGGCCTCTGTGGTGCTACGGGTGGAACTAATGTGATCGAGAACGGAAGTTCTCAGGCTCACGTTTACCCCATTCTTTATCTTGCTAGGGATGCTTTTGGTCTGGTCCCTCTGAAGGGTAAGAATGCTATTGCTCCCATGGTGGTCAATGCCACTCCTTCTGATTCTGACCCGTTGGCTCAGAGGACCCATGTTGGATGGAAAGCTTACTCTGCTACTATCATCCTGAATGATGCATGGATGGTTCGTGCTGAAGTGGCTTGTACGTCTGATGATGCTCTGGCTGACTAAACAATAATTTTTTAGCACTGGAGGGGGAATATCTCCCCCTCTAGTTAGTGCCAGCTTTTGCTGATACACAAAATTTTGGAGGTAAAAAGGTATGCCTAATTATTGGACATGGAAAGAAAAGGACATGATGGAATTACTTTCAGAACGTGGAGTTACTATTGAAGAAAAAAATAGAAAGTCCATGGTGGAAGCCCTCATGAAATATGATCTTGAAAACGGATTAATTGAAGAACCAATCGAAGAAACTGATGAAGGTATAAAAGCAGCAGATTGGATCGATCCTGAAACCAAAGAGAAATGGAAGCTTCGAAAAATAATATTTCACGATGCAAACCCGAATGACCCAAATTATGTGTTCATAGGCCATAATGGGAAATCTTTCTACTTCCCCAAAGACAAAGAGATTATGATTCCACAAATATTTTTAGACTCAGTAATTAAAGATGCTGTAGAGCACAGACTAGAAATGTTGGGATCTGGAAGAAATGTACAATTCAGAGTGAAGAAAGTTCACAGAATCCCGTATAGTATTGTGCAGTAGGAGGAATTGCAATGGCTACAGATGTTAAGGATATTGTTATTCTAGTATCTCAACTTTACAATGATGAGATTACATTCAGTGGTTATTCTATCACCAGTGACGGTGATCGAGTGTCAGGGGCAAAGTGGCTAGAATATCTTAACTCTGCATTCAAGGCCATTGCAAATGCACGACCCGATATCTTGGTCACAACTTCAAATTATGCTCTGGTGACTGGTTCATATCAAGCATTACCAGAAGACGGAGTTCGTTTGATTGATATCACAAGAAATAAAGGAGTGGCTGGAACTACGGAGGGTAGCCCAGTTACAAAAGCTGACCGAGAAGACCTTGAGGCCGTAAATCCTGAGTGGCACAGTAATGTACAGGCCAGTGGGATTGAAGTATCTGCTTATTGTTATGATGCAAGATATCCTAGAATTTTTTATATATATCCAGCCATAACAGCACCAACTTATGTGGAATTGATCTATTCATTTATTTACTCCGTGGATGCTTATGATGATCATGTTTATGTATCATCTAATTTTGATGAAGCATTAGTTGACTACATGCTTTACATGGCATATTCGATGGATGATGATTCCGTACAGAATAGAGAATTGTCAATCAAGTATCTTAATAAATTCTATCAGGAGCTTGGGATGCAAGCCCAAACTGCCCTATTGGGTGGTGCTCAGGATGAGGTTTAATTATGCCCGTATATAATTCTACTTTCAGAAAGTCATGCAAAATATTCATTACATCTTGTCCTGATCCAATAATCGAATCAAGAGTCAATGATGTTATCAGAGATTTTGCTGAGAAAACATTGGCCTATAGATATACTACCAGCATTGATATCACTGGTACTGGAGATGGAAACACTCTGAATACCCATCCTTCATTTGAGGCAGTAGATTGGGTTAGCTACATGAACAAGAGTGCTAATACTGCAATTGCCAGAGTCGGAACATACCAGAGGACCGGAACATATGCATTTCGATTCACAACTTTAATTGATAACAATAATATGAGTTGTTCCTATTTAGATCCCACAAGTCCAATCATTCTTGAGAAAGATGCTACTTATGAATTGAAAGGATACAATCTTGCCCAATGGGGAACGGCAGCCGTAGGTACTGTAAAGATGTCGGCAGGATTTGGAACAAATGAGTATTTCACCAATATTGTTGTGCCAAGTACTTCTTATCAAGAATTGTCTATCCAATTTGTAGCAACTGAAACTGGATCTGGAAGTGGATGGGCAATTTGGTATTACTGGACAGGAGCCTACCTTTCCCCTTCTTCACATATACATTTTGATGATGTCACTTTGCAGAAGGTTGAGTTCCCCAGGAGTTATTTGATTGATGCTAATATGATTCCTATTGTAATTCATTCAGCAAAAGTCCAGGGAGAGACAGATTACTTGGTAGAAACTTCAGAGCAAGAACTTGATAGGCTAAATCCCAATTGGAGAGATGAAGAAGATAATAAACCTATTGCTTATTATCTTGATTCTAATAATCAGTTAGCTCTTTTCCCGAAACCTTCTACATTGATCTCTGTGGATTTGGATCTTTCTGTGAAACCAAAACAAACTGCTACTGATTACATAGATGTCATGTATGATGATTTCGAAGATGCAATTAGAGCAGGAGTATTGGCTGATCTATATGCAATGCCTGATAAGCCCTGGACTAATTTTGAAATGTTCAAATTGTGGTCTTATAGATATTCTCAAGCAATTAGTTCAACCAGAGTGAAAATGATTAAGGGAAGAGGTAAACGTGGATCTCAAGTTAAGCCTGTCCCTTTTGGAAATGTAATAACTCAAAATGACAGATATATTGATTCAAGTTGGGATTGGAGGTAAAAATGATTCAATACGAAAATAATGCCAGTTCAACTCTAGCATCCGGCATTGGGACCGGAGATACTTCTATCACAGTTAAATCGGGTGAAGGAGATCGATTTCCGGCTGTCTCTTCTCCTGACTATTTTATGCTCACTCTTGTTGATGTTTCTGGAAATAGAGAGATAGTCAAATGTACTGCCAGGACTCTTTCCTCAGACACTATGACTATAGTGAGACAGCAAGAAGGTACTGGACCTCAATCATTTAGTACTGATGATATTGTCTCCCTTAGGGTGACTGCTGGAACTTTGGAGGGGATGAGAGATGGTGATGGAACTATTATCGATGGTGATGTGATTGACATCGATTGGGACCCTACTTACTATACACCTGATACTACTCCATCGGAAGCCTCAGATGTGGACGATCTTACTGCCCATTTGTATGGAATAGATCAAGAACTTAATACAATTGATGGAAAAGCAGATACCCATGTCACAAGGCATGAGCAAACAGGGGCCGATGAAATGGATGGAGATAAATTGGATATTGATTGGGACCCCACTTATTTCACTCCTGATACCCCTGCTGAAGGAAATGATGTTAATAGTTTATCTTCTCATTTAAAAGGAATTGATGATAAGTTTGGTGAGACAAGACTTTTGGTGGATACCACAGGCAGATCTGCCAGCAATACAACGTCTGAAACTACGTTTTCTACATTTACAATTCCTGCTAATTCATTAGGGCCTAATGGAATTGCCAATGCCAAAACTCATTTCACTATCCAACAGGGAACGGGATCACCTTATGTATTAACAGTTAAGTTTAAATTGGGTGGAACTCAATATATAAATAGATCTCTCACTATGGAAGCCACTGCTGGTAATACAGAAGTAGCTGCCATTTTTGAATATATGGTAGGTAATTTAAACAGTACAAGCAGTCAAATTATTGGTTTTAAACTTATGATAGATGACACATCAATTCATGAGTGGGCTATTAAAAATAATTTTTCTGCCAATGATGGAATCACTGTATCAGAAGACACCACAAGTAGTAAAGTTGTAGAAATTACTTTTACAATGAGCACTGCTGCAATTACATATAATTGGACAGTTCATTACGATTCAATGACGATTCAGTATGCTGCATAAGGATTAACATGCAAATTCAAATAGAATTCTTTAAAGGGAAATTGCCAAAGCTATCACCACATTTATTGGAGAATGAGCAATCACAAGAATTGCAAAATGCTTCAATAGAAAGTGGAGATATTCGATCGTGGTTAGGATTGGAACAAATCACAGGCACAGGCACTACTCCCCCTACTGGATGTAAAACAGTAAAACGATGGCCAGCTAATTCAACCGTATATTGGTTATTCTCTACTAATGATTTAGATTTTGCTGGTTGTCCCGTTGCCAATGATGTCTGGGAAAGATTATACTACACAGGGGAATCTCAACCAAGATATTTGGCTAACGATGTAATTGGGACCCCTTTTGATTTCAGCACTGACTATGTTAAATTGGCAAAACCTCAGCCGACTAGCACCCTGGTTACATCTGGCTACACTACTGGAACAACCTATCGGGCCTATTTCCATACATATGTTTCAAGGTATGGTGAGGAATCAATACCATCTACCCTGGAAACTTTGACGGACTATGGTTCTGGAAGAGTACAGATATCAGGGTTTACTGCCCCGTCAGATGATAGTGCTGCCCTTTTGGATACCGTGAATGGATACCGTCCATCCACTTATCTCTATAGAACTAATTCTTCTGATGCAGGAACAGCCGAGTTCCAATTTGTTTTGCAAGCATATTGGTTTAACACAACTGACACTTATGAAGTTGGGCAGTTTGTAGTTTATTCGGGGGCCTTATATGAGTGTACTACTCAACATACTGGAGCATGGAATGGAGGTAATTTTACAGCCGGAGAATTGGTTAATGATGCTGATTTGGGAGAGATCTGTCCAAGTATTAACTGGAGCACTCCTAACGATGATCTGGAGGGACTCATAGGATTGCCTAATGGTATCATGGCAGCCTTTATTGGAAACAAACTTTATTTCAGTGAGCCGTATCTTCCTCATGCTTGGCCCACAACATACTTCATAACCTTTGATTATAAAATTGTTGGTATAGCACCAATGGGGGCCAGTATCGTAGTTCTCACAGAGGGCAATCCATATTTAGTTAGTGGTGTGCATCCTACAGAAATGACTGCACAGAAATACGAAGCTTATTGGCCATGTAGAAGTAAACGAAGCATAAAGGCTACCCCTTGGGGTATTGTGTATTCTGCAAATGAAGGATATGTTTTAATCGATCAGAATGGTCCTCAAAATTTATTGCAGAAAATCTTAACAGCAAATCAATGGTTAGATTATGATCCTGAATCCATAATAGCAGATTATTTTTACAACAAGATTTTTATTTTCTATAACTCTGCTGAATTAGGAAAAGGAGGATTCATTTATCTAATCGATCAAGCAGAAATGACTGACTTGGATTTTTATATTGAATGTTCTACTTATGGAGAGGATGGAAATTACTATGTAGTTAAAAGAGAGAATCCTCTTGAAACAGATCTTTTGCTTTACCAATGGGAAGGGGATCAATATAATTATCTACAATACTATTGGAAATCTAGAAGATTCATTTTGCCTACAACAATGAATTTTTCTGTAGCTCAGGTCATTCCTGATTTAGAATGGACACAAGCTTTGGAAGCCCTTTTAGAAGAAAGTAATTATCTGGCTACATTGAATGCTGCCTTGTTTGCTACTGGAGATATTTCTGGTGATATTTGTGATGATGAAATTAATGGAGAGGATATCAACGGAGATGGTTTGTATGATATCAGTTCATTGTTATTTAATACAGACATCAATTTCAAACTCTATGTTGATAATGTTCTTAAATTTGAAAAGATAGTATCCAGTGATAAGCCTTTTAAACTTCCTTCCGGCTACAAAGGTAGAAGGGTAGAGGTTGAACTTAGAGGATATGTACCCGTTAAAAGGTTAATACTTGCCACTTCGATGAGAGAGTTACCGAGATGACAGAATATGTTCCAAGATTACCAGAAGTCCCAAAAGGAGTTTCTCCTACCTTAAGTAATTATCTAAGGATGATTAGACAAGTCCTTAACTATATGATGGGTAGATTGAGCACAGAAAATGTGTCTTCTGATTTTACTCCTCCATCAACAGTTAATGATGATATTGCTGTCAACGGCAGTTTTGATTTTGGAACGACTGAATGGACAGCTAATGCTAATTGTACCATAGCTAGTTCAACAGGGAATGGATTTTTGGGAGATTGTATGCAGATGACTGCAACTTCTTCTTCCCAAAAAAATATGTCATCTAGCACAGTTTTTGCTTTACAGAAAAATAAAATCTACCGACTTAGAGGTTATGCAAGATTAGGAACGGCAGCTACAGCCCAATGTAGGCTCTCAGTTTACTATGCAGGATATGAAGAACAATATGCCTGGGATGAAGACAGAGTTAATCCATTCATAAATCTTAATGGTGGATGGCAATTACTTGAAAGGCACTTTACTGCCCCAATGTCAGGTAATTATAAAATATATGCATATTGGTGGTCCACTGAATCAAGTGGAACAATTTTTTGGGATGAGATCTCTTTATACGAAACTGATTCTCATGGTCCTGAGCATGAACATAAAGGATACCATGAGATCATGGGAGACAGATTAAAAATTAATCATTCTCCTTTGAACTATACTAAAGCATCGATTGGAACATATGCAACAGAGTATAATCAATTAGGAACTCATCTTAGGGGAATTGATAATGCCCTTGGTGATGGAAGATTAGTTGGGCAAGATGGGACTGTAACACAATATGTTAGCACAGCCTCAGAGTTTAGTGTATTTGATTGGTCCTTTCCGTTAGCACAATGGGCCTTCGAAGATGATGATCTTTTACAGATTGTAGCTTTCGGACAAACATTGCAAAATTATCAAAGCAGTGATACCTTAACTGCTAAACTCTACTTTGGAGCTACCCCGACCGTTTATTGTGCTGATGTCATCAACCTTGCTCAGGACAGTGGATATTATCAATGGTATTTTAATATCTGGATTAAACCATATAGTAGTGAAGCCTCTCAAGATATTATTGCTGCATTCTTTATGTCACAAACTACGGGGTACACTACCGGAGAGAGTGGAAGTTGGGAAAGTGGATTTTACAAAAGTGGGATAATTAGGAATTATGCTGCTGAAACTTTGACCTCTGCTTTTTCTGTTAAGCTAACACTACAACATGGTTCAGCCGATGCTAATTTCTATACTTGGATTAAGGGATACTCTATCATTTTGAGAAAAGCCCCTGCATAAGGAGAGTTATGGAATCAGTAAATACAATGCCTGAGTTTTTTATTTTGCCCGTTCATAATTGGCATGATAATATCACAAGAGAAATTGTCAGCCAACTCTACCATCGTACAAAGGGGGAAAAACTTGACTATATCTTTGAGGGATCTATCATTAGTGAAGCAGATTTCACCCATGCTATGCATGACGGTAACACATTATTCTTCATATTGTACCACATGGGCATTACTGTGGGATACGTTTGGGTTGATGGATTTGTTGGAAGAAGCTGTTTTATCCACTTCTGTTTCTTCAGAGATTTTTGGGGATCAAGGACGGTTACATTTGGACATAATGTAATGCAGTTTCTTTTTGATAGTTATGAATTTGAAATGATAGGGGGGTTAGTCCCTGTAACAAATGGTTTTGCATTAAAGTATGCAAACCAAGTAATGAATCGAGTTGGATATTTTCCAAAGTCTATTTACAATCCAGAGACAGATGAGCACAAAGATGCTGTCTTATATTCTCTGTGCAAAGGAGAGGTGAAAGATGGGAAGCAAACCGAAACAGCCTAAACTTGATGTAAGTCAACAGGCTTATAACAGAGAGATGGCAGAACTATCAGAATTGCAAAGAAAAATGGCAAATGAATATTTTAAGTTCTGGCAAGAATATTACAAACCTCTTGAGAGAGAACAAATTGCTGCTAATAGAGAACTTTTGCCATTGCAAATTGGTCTAGAAAAAGGAGAGATGGGATTAAGGGAAGCTGAAGTTGCTGCTGAAAGAGAGTTAATTCCTTATCAAACTGAGGCTGCAAAGTTAGGATTGGAAACACAAGCATTAGAAATGGGGAAACGAAAAGAACTTATTCCTAAATTTTATGAAGAGGCTATGTCTGGGGTAGATGTCGAGAAAAGAAAGACTCAGGCCCAAGCTGCCGTACAACATGCTTTTGGGAATGTTGCTGGACAGATAGGTAGGACAGCCTCTAGGTATGGCATCTCACCAACGTCCGGTGCTTTTGCAGATATGGCTAGGACATCTGGTATTGAATTAGCTAAGGGAATTGCAGGAGCTACCACGGCTGCCGAGACACAAGCCGAGCAAGAGAAATTCAAACGGTTGACTGCTGCTTATCAAGGCAGTGCCTATGGATTAGGAGGGTAATATGCCAGCTAGAGTTGGAGCACAAAAAATTGGTGGATTGGTTGCCGTTGAGAATCCAATGGACAAGGCCTTGGGCCTTGCTAAAGCAGGAGCACCCATGCAAGCTACGGGACCAGTTGATCAAGGGAAATCAGTAGGTGGAGCACTACAAGCAGGAATGGGTGGTGCAATTGGTGGATCTGTTTTAGGCCCATGGGGTATGGCTGGTGGTGCTGCTGTTGG